GACGCCCACTTTGCGCGGGAGGCGGTCGTTGACCTCTCGGAGCACCTCTTTTCGCAATTTTTCAACAATGCGGTCGATATTTTGTGCGTCCATTGTTTGCAGGGGTTTGATTAATGATTACATTTGGGTCTGCTTTTGCCTGAAAAGGCAGTTGCACAAGCCGATTAAGTTCGTGAAACTCCGTCTCCACGGACAGCGGAGTTTAGATGGGATGCGGAAACGCATCCCATTATTTGTTTTTATTCCACTCCTTCCTGAACCTGTCTTTGAAATCAGGAGAATTTAGGGCTCTCCTTGTTGCTGAAATCATTCGACTCCCCTTTAGGAATACCAACTCGGTCAGATTAGGCGCTTTCTCAAATATCTTTACTACTTGTTCTGATACATGATTAGGGTTGTTCTCCTGGATAATATTCACCACCACTCTCTCTGACTGTTTCGCTCCCTTCGAAAGCAGGGTGTCAAGCGAATTTCTTCCGTTATAGGTCTTCGCCTCAAAATAATACAGCTTGCCTTCCCTCCTTATGACAAAGTCCGCGCTTTTTGAATCTCCCGGGTTTGGCAGCAGGTAGACGTCGTAGTGGAAGCGCAGGAGCTTCTGCGCTATCGCAAGATTCTTGGGCATCTCTCCTTCTGTCAATTTCTTTTCCGTCATACGGTATATGGATCCGTCTCTTGTGGAGTAGCGGTCGAGCTTCTTAAAGTCGTTCGATGAAACAATCTTTTGAAGAATCTCCACCTGCTCACGTCTGCTTTCGGCGGCGTAATACTGTTTTATCAGTGCGGAGACGCCTCTCTCCTTGCCGGGCTCCGGTTCTTCTACCTTGCGGGGGATTCGTTTATCGACCTTTTTGCAAGAGTGGCAATTCTTGCCCCTCCCGAAAAACGATGCTACTCTATTCGTGACTCCCGTATTGAACGCGCACTCGCTGCAACTCTTCGGAAAGTAGGGGTGATTCTGACTGAACAGATGGCCGTCTTTGCCGGGGTTGTTCTCGAGGCCGCGCTGCGGCGGGTCGGGATTGAAGGGGTCGACAGGACGCACGACGGGCTCGTCGGTCGCCATGAGCGAGCACTTGCAATTCCAGCGGTCGCCGGGGTGGTGGTCATTCCAGAATGGGTCGTCGACGGGGAGGCAGATGCCCGACTCCCAGTAGAAGCGGTGGCTCGACTCGGGGTTGGGCGAGGTGGTCTTCATCCATCGGAGGTTCGGCATGACGTCTTTGTTGCGCTCAAACTCGCGCCAGTCTGCCGCGGCATGGGCGCGGAGGACGGCGGTGTTGTATTCGGTCTGCAACCAAGCATGCACCTGATGGGTGGCAATCTCCTGCACGTCGCGCTTCCACTCGTAGAAGGGCTTGAGGTTGCCCTTCTCGTCGATGAGCTTGGCTGCCATCTCGACGCCCATCGCGTGCGTCTTGAAGGCAGCGAACACCTCATTGCCGTGGCGCAGCTCTTCGAGGAAGAGCTTGTCGTGGGTGGGCGGCGTGTCGGAAGCTGTGAGCCCCTCGACGGTCGCCTCGTTGATGATGCGCAGGAGCTCGCGCCACACGCCCTCCTCGATGGAGGTGTCGGTGTCGAACCCCTCGTAGATGCGGCGGAGGAATGCGTCGAGCACCTCCACGTCGAAGCGCACCGCCGTGGAGGCGGTGTTGTCGAACTGATGATGATGGTGTGAGCCGCCGCACGTGCAGGGCTCGCCGTAGTAGAGGGTGTCAATCAGAAGTCGGTGTCCGCCCCGGTATGCGGGGCGAGGCCGAAAAAACCTCGCAGACGGTCTTTGACGGTGCTCTTTCGGGGGTCTTTGGGCGCGTCGGGCTTGGGTGACGGTCTGTCATCCGGCTCGGGGTCGGTGAGCGCGGAGCGGATTGCGGCACTCTGCGCCTCGGCTTCCGCCTTCTGGCGGTCGTAGTCTTTGGGCTTCTCGACGCCGAAGGTGGTGTAGAGCCAGTCGTCGTCCATCGGGAGCCCCATCCCCTTCAGCCCCTGCACGATCTGGAGTTGCTGGGCGAGGTCGACGCGGTCGGGCTTGACATAGACGAACTCGCCGCCCTCGACATTGAAGCCGAGGCGCGAGAAGATTGGGGCCATGTCGTAGTTGAGCACGTCGAGGATGTAGTCGCGGTCGACGGCGTTCATGTCTTCTTCCTCCTCCTTGTGGATGGTGCCGAGCGCCTGCGTGCCTGTCGCCTTGGCGTCGGTGGTGAGGGTGTTGCCGAGGATGCGGATAGACATCTCGTTGTCCCAGTAGGAGACGAAGGAGAGGTAGAGGTCGGACGACCCGGTCTTGTTGCCGCTCTCGACAAGATTGAGCTCGCTGTCGCGCGGATGGATGTAGACAGCGTTGACCCCCTGCCGTCGGGCGTCGGCGATGAGGCGTCGGCGCGCATCTTCGTCGCCCGCGTCGTAGGTGTACTCGCGGATAGGCATGCCGAAGACGTTGCAGAACTGCGCCCAGTCGCTGATGGAGCCGCGCTTGTAGAGCACGGCAGGGAGGAGCTCGGAGAAGATGCCGAGGCCTCGCTCGGTGCCGACGAAGAGCATGTTTTCGAAAGTGTCGATAGGGATGCCCTCCTGGTCGCCCTGATTGCGGAGGAGCTGGCGACGCACGGGGTCGTAGTGCTTGCGGTCGATGAGGTCGTAGCGAATGTCGCCCTCCTCGTCGAGGTAGAACTGCACGAGTGTAAAGCCCCAGAACTCCGAGAGGACGAGGTCTTTGCAGAGGTTCTTGAACCAAGGGGAGCGGAGCTGCTCGTTAATCTCGTCGTCGGGCTCGCCGTTGCGCTGGAACTCAATCGGGAGTCGGGTGACGCCGTGGAGGCGCTTCGCCAGTACGGCGGCAAGGTGGACGTCGAGCAGCGCCGACTCATACATATCGTAGAGGCGCACGCGCTGGGTGTAGTCGATGCTCTTGGCCGACATCACGCTCGACATGTAGTTGTTGAGGTCGAACATGAAGATCTGCGGCATCTGGAGTACTACGTCGGGCTGGCGTCCGCCTGTCGTCGAAGCAAGGCCTCCCTGCACAATCTTGCGGGAGGTGTTGTTGCGGTTCGGTAATTTCTTATGCTTCTTCATACGGTCTTTATATGCGGTTTAAACGTTATCTGAATGTGGGGCGAATGTCGTCTGACTGAATCTGCCAGCGGCTGTTGTCGGCGAGCGTCTCGGCAGGGAGGAGCGGAGCGCCGTCGATGGTGATATCGCCGGCAAGGATGCCTTTGAGCCATTCGACGGCACGGTCGTAGCGGTCTTTGCGCACAGCCGACATCTTGTAGGGGTTGTGCTGACAGAAGATGTGATAGACCGCAATGTCGATGGCGAACATCAGGATGAGGGGGTGGCGGTCGTCGCCCGACGCGGAGAAGATGGCGTCGCAGTCGTAGGTCTTGCCGAGGTAGCTGCGCATCTCGCTGACGGCGCGGTCTTCGCATATCTCGATAATCTGGGGGTCGTAGCCCGCGGTGTCGCGACGCAGGAGCGAGTCGAGTATCTCGCGGTGGATGGTTGCATCGTAGTCGTCGATGCCGATGAATTGTGCCATAGGTTACATGCGATAGGGGTTGGATTCGTTAAGCTCTTTGTAGGATATCGTGACGGGCGGCTGCATCTCGCCTGTCTTGCTCTTGATGATGGTGATGCCCCCTTCGAGGCAGTCGGGGCCGTCGGCGCAGTAGGGCAGGTGCATCTCGAAGAGGCGGAGCTGATTGACGAGCTCCTGCATGTGGGGGTTGTCGCGCTCCTCTTCGTTGAATATCCATCCGCCGTTGCGGTCAATCGGCTCGAGGTTCGCCTCGATGCGGGTGGCCTTGTCGGTCTTCTTGCGCTCGTCGCCCTTGATGTAGAGCTCCCGGTTGCGCCGCTCGCACTCCTGACGGAGCAGGGGCTTGAAGACCTGATTGAAGAATGGGTCTTGCAGCTTATTATTCTCCATGTAGCAGAAGACGTTGGTGCGCCCCGCCACATAGTTCATCAGTTCGAAATACCATGAGATAAACACCGCATTCGTCTCGCGCGCGAGGAATCCCTTGATGACGTAATAAACTCCCTTATACTTGCCCAGCAGCCACAGCGCCTTGGTGGAGCTTGCCTTCTTCTTCGAGTCGGAGTAGGCAGGGTCGCCGTAGACGACGAGGAAGCTGAACTTGCGCAGGGGCGGCACCTTGCCGAAGGGGATATTCTTGAAGATGGAGCCCTCGCTGACGGGGTTGTTGAAATACTCCGCCTGGGCGTTGCGGGCGGAGATGTTGGAGAGGACGGTGTCAATCTGCTCTTCGGTGTTCTTGGCTGGCCATGTGGAGCGGCCGTGCTTGTCGCGGATGTTGACAATGTCCCACGACTTGGCACGCTCGCCGGCTCGCTTGATGCAGCAGTCTTTGGCGATGATGTTGCCGCACCAGAGGATGAGGGTCGGTTCGGAGATGGAGCGCGTCGGGTAGAGCGCACCTTCAAACCAGTCCCACTTCTTCTTCAGTGTCTCGGGGTTGCGGCAGTCTTCGTCGGTGTCGTAGTCGTCGAGGTAGATGACGTCGGGGCGCACCTCTTCGTTGCGCGCGCCGCGAGGCGCCGAGCCGGCACCGAGGGCGACAAACTTGGCGCCGCATCGGGCGGTGAAGTCGCGGTCGGTCCATGCGCCGAGCGTCACCTGCTGACCGTAGAACTGCCGCAGTCTCGGGTTGCTCTCGAAGTTGAGCCGGTAAGGGGTGAGCAGACGGATGGCAGAGGTCTCGGTGGCCGACGCCAGGACGAAGAATCGCTTCCGCCCCGTCAAGGCGAGATACATGTTGATGAACATCGCGACCGTCGACTTGGCGAGCTCGCGGCTCCACGACAACACCTCGTACCACTCGGGATGCTCGATGATGCGCTTGATAGCCTTCTTGTGGAAGGGAGCGAACTCATACTTGGCGTACTTCGGGAAGAAGTACTTAATCCACTCGACGGGGTCGCGCTCGAGCTCCGCCTTGCGTCGCTCGATATCGCGCGGTGTGAGCCAGTCTTCGACCGGCGTATCGGCTGAGAGCGCCTTGTGGTGCTCCGCCCACCGCTGCAGGGCTTTCTTTTCGTCGACGGTCATCGCATTATCTCCTTAATATAGGTGTCAAAATAGTCGTTGAAGAGCTTGGCATGGTCGAGGTTCGCCCCGCGCAGCCAGTTGGTGAACTTGATGCCGACGTTGACCACGTCGGAGAGCCCGGCGTCGTCGAGAATCTTGCGCGAGGCACTCGCCAGCTTGACGAGGGTGTCGCTCTCGG